AATAAAATTAGGGTCTTCACGCCATTCGTCAAATTTAGCTAAGTTTACAGAAGACAAGCAACATACTGCTGAACGATCTTCATTTGTTGGTAAGTGAATTTCGTTACAAAGATTGCTGCCGTTAATCTTTAGCTCCAGCTCTTGTAGTGCTGGATGCATTTGACGATTAGCTTCATCAAGATAGTTGATGTACGGCTCGCCTGTACGGAACCTAGTTGTAAGAATTTCTTCCCACAATTTACGAGCTCGCATGGTTTCAACTACTTCTTTACTATGTGGATCAATAAGTGACCACTCTAAATCTTCATTTACGGCTTCAATAAAGGCATCAGTAATGTTTACGCCATGGTGCAAATTTAGATTTTTACGGTTTAGATCACCTGTTGGAGTACGCATTTTGATGAACTCAACAATTTCTGGGTGATCAATATTCAAGTATGCTGCATAGCTGCCACGACGAGTTTTACCTTGACGATATGCAACCATGTCAGCGTCTACTGTATGGAGAAAACCATTAACCCCTGGTGTCTTATCAGAAATAGCCCGAACGTCGCTCCAGTGGCCCCCTACGCCGCCTCCTTTGACGGATAACCAACGCTCTTCTGTGGTATGTTTACATAGGCCGTCAATAGAATCAGGTACATAAGTTAAAAAGCAACTAATAGGCAAACCCTTAGGGGTTTCTCCTGGGGCAGGGGCGTTACTAAGGATTGGCGAACTGTACATAAACCACTCTTTTTTAAGGTAGTCTTGAAGTCGTTCGCTGTGCATGACGTCAGTACCATAGCAATCACTAGCACGTTTAAAAGCTTCAGAAATAGATTCATTTGGTTTGCAGTAATGTTTTTTCAATAATTCTTTTGCAAAATCAAGCACTTATTTTTTCCTTTTATCTTTAGAGTAATCTGCTGCTGGGTGGTAACCAGTATACCAAAGTTTTATTTCATCATCTGAGCTATAGCGGCCTGTAGAATTAAAATAACTTTGGCGTATTAAAACCATAAAAGGGTCTTTAGCATCTAAAGCCCAAATCTGTTGGCTGGTAAGCATAGCACTACTCGTCAATTGTAGTTATTTTTACTAGACATCTTGGATTATCTTTATCTTGTGCGATTATTTTCCAAGAGCTACCCTTATGATAATTCACGTTATCATTTACAATAACTTGTGAATCCTGTAACGCGTCAAGCGTAAATTTTTCTATTAGTGCTGCGATATTAGCCCCATCGCAGGTAGGGTTTTTATAGTAAATAGACAATTCTAGTTTAAATTGTCCGGTGTATTGAACATTTCCTACTTGTTTATGGACTAGTTCGTGAAAGTCTTTTTTCATAGCATTTTTGCTATAATAATGAGCATTACGATACCAGTTCATTCCTACAAGAATTGTTTTATCTTTTTTAGTTTTGTAGTGTTGAGTCCAGTATATGGGTAGTTCAATACTATTCATAATTAAATACCAAAAGATAGAGCTAAAAAAACCGCCCAAAGGCGGTTCCTTTGGATTAGCTGAAATTATTCTTGAGTAATTTGATATTTAGAGCTGTGGAGTACAGCAATAATATCCATAATAGAATCTCTCATAAACGAATAAGTTGAATCATTTTCTACAGCTACTAAAGCTTCATTAGCGTAAGCTGTAATTTCTTCAACCAACGCAATAATCTGCTCTTCTGTTTTAACAATTCTATATCTGTGAGGAGTCTTAACACCTTTTTGTAGGTACAAAGCAGCTTCTGGTTTCATACCAGGTAAAGAAGCCCCTAAAAACTGCTCAGCAAGTTCATCTAGTTCAGATTGAAGCTCTTCGTATAGTTCACCGACAATAACATGGTGATGATTTTTTAAAGTAAGCCAATGAGTAAGATGTAACTGGTTTACGTAAAAAAGCATATCAGTGACGAAAGTACCTAGCATCTGCTCAATCTGGGATGATTTTTCCATTATAGATTTCCTAAGGTTAATGATTGTTAATTATACCATTTAAGGACATAAAATTAAAGCTTAAAAATAAGGTCCGGTGATTAGTGGGCACCCCACCGGAAAGGCTTTAGGAAAAGAGGGAAACCTCGCCCTTAAAGATGCTTTAGCTTAGCCAAAGCTTCTTGTATTTGCTTAATGGATGCATTATTAGGTATTGTTACCATGTCAGCCCAGTTGTATCCAATATCGCTTTCAGCTTCATTAGAAATAGTTTGATTTTCCATAAAGTCTACAAGCATACTTTTAATTAAGTTATCGTTTACCCACTTAATAATAGTAGGATCTTCTTTAACTTCTAAGTATATTGAATCGTAAATAGTTGAGATGACTTTTACATCGTGTTCCAATTGGTTCTCGTCTATTAACTGATGCATTTTGTTAATTGTCAATGCAGTTAAGATTGACCAAAATTGACAAGTAGCATTTGCTAATGTTCTGATATCTCTATCAGCATCATCAGTTTTTAGGGTAAACCCTAAACCTAGGTGAATTTCACCTTTAGTGTTAGCTTCAGGTAAAACATAGTTTTCTCTGTAATCTGTTATACCAGGGTACAGTACATTGTGGTAATTATCAAAAATGCTTTGGGCTTCGTCAATAGATATTTTCAAAGTCTTAGCAATTTTTGGTGGAAATGCGCCATAAGCTAATCCGAAGGTTGGTCCTTTAGACTCCTGTCGTAATTTGCTGGCTTGTGCATTACCTTCATCTACCAGTTTTTTGAAGTTAGATGCGTCCGTAGGAGTATCTCCTGTGAGAGGCATAAAAGTTTTAATTTTGTCTTTAAAGTAACCCAACGCATTTAGAGAGTGACCATCCAAATCTTTTAGGAATATGTCACACTTGTTGGTGTCACGAGATAAAGACGCAATAACTCTATCTTCTAGAGCACTGTAATCCGCGGTAAGTATGATACTGCCTGGGGGAGCAGTAAAACACTTTTTAACAGGTTTAGCGAACCTAGATCCTGTTGATGGCGCATTAAGCATGTTTGGGTTAGAACTTGTAAAACGTCCGGACTTAGCTCCTAAGAGTTTGTACTGTCCGTATAATCGACCATCTACGCTGTAATTGTAAAAAGCTTCAATGAAGTTATTTTTAATAATTGCAGCAAAAGAGTAATCGATGAAACATTGAGTAAAATGTTTTACATTTTCATCATCTGTTTCTTTATTAACACGTTCTACTTGGGTTCTATCCCATTTTGGTAGTCCTGTTTCTTTAGATGTTTCTTCTGACTCAATACCAAGCATTTCAAACAATTCTTGTTTTTGCTTGGAAGATCCTGGGTTAAACTTAGGATAAGGTACTGTCGGCTGTTTAACTTGTTCAAGATATTTATCGTTGTACAGGTTAGCTTTATCATTAGCAAGCCTGTTCATGGCTTTACTAATTGTAGGCGTATTAGCCGGTATAGTACCGTCTAGTAACATCTGAAGTAGTCTGTTAGTTTTAGCATATTTTTTAACTAAACTTACAGGCCATTTACTTACTCCGGTTGGGAGTTTTTCTTCAGGAATACCCCACCCTTTTTCCTTAGCGTATTCTTCCATAAAATAACTTCTATGGTTCATATCGTTAGGTTTAAAGGGTACTAAGTAATACTCAGAATCACGAAGTTTTGATTTACGATCTTCAACATATTGTTTAATTTCAGATTCGTAACGCAATTCTAAATATTTCTTAATGAGCGGATTTTCAGCTAGTTCTTTTTCAACTTCAGCCAATTGTTCCGCAAGAGTTTCTTCTAGTTTGATAACTTTGTCTATATCAATATTAAGACCATTATCCATAATTCGTACAGTATCTTTGATCAAATATCTAGCAGTATTCTGATAGAAATGCCCTAGTGGATACTCAATAGTTTGAGGCTCCGGTGCGGGCAATTGATCATGTGGGCTGTACATAATAATTCCTTTAATTATTGTATAAACTCATTTAAGTATGTCCAAAGTTTGTAAGTTGCACATGCATCTATTGCAGCATATTTAATTACATGTTCGTCATACTGTTGTTTAATGGTAAAGTTATCTGCAGATATACCCCAGTCACCGTACCAGTGGCCTGCAAGGTCTTTTAGACCTGTACGGGCTTTAAATACTTCAACATGGTTTACAAGTGTTTTTGCGAATATTTGTGTATCTTCTACGTTTTTAGCATCTTTAAAAGTGTAATAACGTAAAAATCTACCGTCGTAAGCATAGTTATGCCACACTTGTGTCTTATCTGTTTCAACTAGAAAGTCTAGCACTACATCAGCCATAGATTGAGTATCAATAATAAAAACGTAAGCGTCTTTTTCACTGTAAGCAATACTGCAATGAGTAATTGTACAATGTGATGGGTGGCCTAAAGCTGAGGCATTTGCTATTGCTTGGTATACAATTTGTTCCTTTTTAGGTAAGGTATTGTCTACCATTTTTTCTTTAGCTTCTTTAATCTCTTCGTCTGTGTAAGAAACAGCAGTCTCGAAGTCAGCAGAAAATACTTGAGGTAAGCTATTTAGCCAAACCTTAGCGGTTTCTGGGTCATTTGTACTTTGATATTGTACATCGATACTGTGTTTTACTTGCATTTTAAACTCCTATTAAGTGAGATGCGTTCCTAAGTCTAACCAAAGCACGAGTACAAGCGACGTAGTAAAGATTTAAAGATTCTTTTTCTGCTATATTAATTTCATAGTCGGGAATGTCGTTTAGGTTTTGTAAAACTACATCAACAGAATTATTCATGTCTGTTGCAAGTATTACTTCATCAAACTCCAAGCCCTTAGATGAATGAGCAGTTAGTAGCATAAAGTCTTGTTTTGTATTTTCATGCTTTTTAGCTTCTGCATAAGCTGAAAATATTCCGGGTTTACCGTATTTAATTACTAAGTTTACGGCTTGTTTTAGTCCTAAGTCATCATCATATTTACTTCTTAGGTACAAGAGTACACTATTGTAACTAACTCTTAAGTTATCTTTATTTTCATACCAATCATCAACATCATCCTGAATATGTTTGTATGCAGGATCATAAATTTTACCTTGATATTTTAGGCCAGCTATCATAAGAGGTAATTTAAAAATTTCTTGAGCTTTGCGGACCAAGCCGTAAGGAGTACGTTCTTGGTTTAGCTCAATAATTTTACTGATAAGCCCGGCGTTAGTACGAGAGATGTAACCCCTAGTTTTAACAGTGTTAGGTATATTTTCTGAGATACCTTTAAACTGCATATCAGGATTAAGATATTTTTTACAAAATCTTTCGATTGGCTCTGCAATATAATCAGGCACACGAAAAGACTTAGAAAGTTTAAACGTAGTGCCTTGTCCTGCTAGTTGTTCAAAGCAGTTTATAGTGTAGTTAAAAGTATAAATGTTTTGATGCGGATCACCTACAGCAACTTTTATTCTACCTGTCAAATGCTTAAATATTTCTAAGGTAACTTCATTTAAGTCACCTGCTTCATCTAGCATAATTAGATTGTAAGGTGTTTGATTGATTTTATTTTGAACAAGCATCTTATGGAACATTTTTAGATAGAAGTCATGAGAACATTCAATAACTCCTGTAGCCATAAAAGTTAGATACTTATTAGCTAGTTCAGTATTAGTGCGTCCGTATTCTTCTGCGTAGTCTTCATACTCCAAAAAACGAGACAAACAGAATTCCCTAATGTCTTCAGACAATAAATGTTTGTCTTTGTAAGGAATTCTGTCGTCTACTTGTTTTGGACCAAAAAAACCAACTTTTAGTTTTAGAGGTATAACAACTGCTCGATAAGCTAGAGAATGTGTTGTCCTGCAATCAATGTTTTTAGGAAACTTTTTACTAGACTCTGTAGCAATTGCTTTGTTGTAAGCTAAATATAGGCCTGGACTAGCGCCTAGTTCTTCGGCAATTGCTTTTAGTAGAGTTGTTTTACCACTACCGGCTACAGAATCAATTAAGATTAATTCATTAGAAGTAGCCTGTTTTGCGTAGTCTACTACGATTTGTTGTTCTTTTGTTAAGTTCATATGATTCTTTACATAATAAGTACCCCTCAGGGTAACTAGTTATTTACTCAACGAAGTACTTGAGCAACATTTATGGTATGTCTTTCTACTTCACCATAATCTTTATGGATAACAAGTGCTTTACTGTCTTGACCTGATCTATAGCCGCCAGCATATGCATACGCATCTTTAGCAGCAATAGTCCGAAAACTTTCTACAGTGCATCCTGAATACTCTTTGCGAGTATCATGATGAATGTGTCCTGTTAACCAATAACGATGGTCAGCATACCCCCATTCTTTGGGTTTATCCGTAGCCATAACTAAAGGTAGTTTGTCAGACTTGCAGGTGTGTCCATGGTGGACACCAAAAAAACATTTACCGTGTTCAAAATATTGAAATACGGAACTTGTACAACCAACATCAACCCTAGGTTCATTTTGGTACATATGTTTTAAAGCAGCTTGTAAAAACATTGCGCCTGTGTCGTCATGATTACCAAGCATATTAATAACTTGAACAGATTCATGATGCTCTAAAGCAGAATTAATCATTTGAATCATGATTTTAAGGCCGGTATCTACCATCATCATGTAGTTACCGTCAGTGTCTAAAACATGTCTATGTCTTTCTGTTACACCTGCTACATTGTCTCTATGAAAGTAATCGCCTAAGTTAACGATAACGGCTTTTTGACAGTTAGGAGCTGTTTTTACTAGTCTATCAAAAACTCCACAGAAAGCTTCTTGAGCTTTTATAAGATCCCAATCATCTCCTGCTTCGTCTTTGTAGGCTTTCATACCAATGTGTGGGTCTCCAAGTGGATAAACTGCCATTAAATCACTACTGGCGTAGGATTTTTCATAAGGCTTTTTATCAAACACTGGCAGTTGTTGAGACAACTCTTCAACTAGTTCTTTAATAGCGTCTAATTGATTTGCTTTCTCAACATCTGTTTTTACCCATTGAAGTTTAATATTACCTTCTTCGTCGTAAAGAGTAGAAGAACCTTTAAGTACTTCACCGCTGCTAACATAGTTACCAGAGTCAAGAGGTAATAATCCCCTTTCTCTAAGACTATTAATTCTTTTACCTATTCTTCCAGGTCTTACAAAATAGTCAGGGTAACGCTGTTTAATAGCGTCTACAATACTTGGAATGTGGTAGTCAAACTCATCGCATAACTGGCTTAGCACGATATCGTTAACTGTAACAGTCATAACAATACCTCTTATTTACCAAACAATGGGCGCTTAGCTGTAGGCTTAGAGGTAGGTGCTGGCTTTTCTGCAGTAGCAGAAGCATTACCTTTAATGCGAGACTGAATCCATTCTTGTACATCAGCTTCTGTCAAACCGTCGTTGTAAGTAACGTTAGTTGCGTACTTTTCTTCGTCAATAGCTAGACGACGACCAATGTTTTCGCCAGATTCCGCTTCTGCGGCTGTAGCGCCATCTTCACGGTAAAAAGCTTTAATGTTTTTACGCTCTTGGATATTGTTATCCCAAAGACCGTATTCCATTTGAATACGCATTTTAACGGAAAGATCAGACAACTCAGGAATAACCTGCATTGCCATCATTTTTTGTTCGCGGCCAACAGGAAACTCTGCTTCTTCTGTTTCAATCTCTTGACCATCATCCATACCGGCAATGATACATAGACGGTTAAGAAGGTTTTGAGTGATTTCATTCACTTTACCTTCTTTTGATGTCAAGTATGGACCCCAAATAGTTTGATCCATGCCGTTGTGGTTTACGTTAAAGTTAAGCTGATAAGCACCATTTTTGCTTTCAGATACTTGAACGTAATTAATTTTTACGTCATAAATACCTGAACGGTTAATAAGACCGCCGCCACCAGTGCCAGAATCTTTAATAGCTTCTGCTGTTTTAGATACAACTAGTTTCATAATTATATTCCTTGTGTTAATAATAAGTTAATGTTAAAGCGCAAATTCATCAACCGCGCTTGCGTTTCCTGCCAACAAATTAATATGATCTTGAAGATTAAACTCTTCAATAGGCATATTTTCTGGCAAATCTTCTTGTAGTGAACGTGCAGGATGTTTAGCAGAACGGAAGTGTAAGATACGCTTATTGCTCTTAACTTCGATAAACACTGCTTCATCAACCTCGGCTAAAAAGCCACCACGTTTTGCAAATGAACCTTTACCCACTAGATTGTATTTAGCTGTATCAGCGTCATACAAAGCATGTGAGATAAGTACTACGTTCATATTGCTAGCAACTAGTGAGTTTTCGATAAAGCTTGTAAAAGCTACAACTTCTTTGTCAAGCTCACTATAGATTTGAAAACCTTTGTACTTTTCATTGCAGTTAGCATGAATAGTATCAAAGATTTTTGATACTGAATCAAAAACAATAGTATCTGGATAAGCGTTGAATTTACTGTTGTACGCTTCAATCTTTTCTACTGTAAGATCAAGTAGCTCTTTTACTGAATCAAACGTAGGTACCATTACGTGAGGAACAGGAAAAGGATAACGTTTACCGTCGTGACTAACTACCAGGGAATTTTCCAGGTTTTTAGTAAGAGTAGTCTTACCTGAGTTAGCCTCGGCGGAAATTAGTAGTTTTACTGACATAATTACTCCTTGTTAAATGTAATCGGTTTTGGTTTAGGCTTAAGACGTAAGTCTTGTGCCAGAAGATGGCGCAATTCTGGGTTGTCATTCCAAGTTTGCACTGACTCTGCGACAAGCTGCAGACAAGACCCAATAAGGTCTAAGCTATCTTGTGTAACTTCTTCAGTTACTACAGATACTTGTGAAGGATAATCCTTTAAAGGTTTTCCTGTTTTGTCACTTACTCGTCCTGTTTCATTCTGAGTAATATAAACTAGTTTTAAATAACGAATGTCTATTCCTTGCTGTTTTAATACCCAAGCATAAGTCATTTGTTGGAACCAGTAATTACGGGAAAACCTAGTGGGAGGTGTTTTAGCACCTGTTGTCTTCCAGTCCATAATAGTATCACCTCGTAGGGCATCAATAGATCCACCTACCCCGATTCCTGGAAGCAGTTCATGAAAAACAAATTTCTCAACTTCTGTAGGTTTATTTTCTTCTACAAAAGGTAAAACTGCAGAAATCATAGGCTCATACTGGTTAAGTACATGATACATATCTACTTCTGGATGATCAATAGACATTACATAGTTATTTAGCTCTTCCCAGTTTACTTCACCTTCTCGAACAAACATTTCAATACCAGCATGAACTACAGTACCTAAATATGTAGCAGTATTCCCTGTAAATCCTTCTTCTCCTAGTAAGTTTTCATGGTACCACTCACTAGTACGATCAAAAAATTTACTGAGCTGTGAAGCACTAATACGAAAAGCTCCATTAGTTACATTTTCACCATTATTGTATTCAAAATAGTTTTTAGTGCCCATAGTTACTCCTATATTGTATATTCAGGCCAATCAGCAATCATCTCTTTAACACTTGTATAAACTCCTAGTAGTTTTCTAGGCATTTCATCTGGAACAAAGTCAATACCCTCACCGTTAATAGTTCTGTAGGTCTCTATTGTTCCTTCTTCAGTATCTTGAAAATGTTGGTAATAAAGTTGATTACATGTTGGGATTAAAAAAAGTTGATAAATCCCATTAGTTAGTTTAGGAGGCTCCAGTAAAAGAAAAATATCTTCTTCTGGCGCGTTGTTACGTATCATTCTTTTAATTTTTGTAAAATTAAACGATTTACGTGTTAATGTTTTTGGTCCTTGGGTTGTTTGAATGATATAAGTATCATCGTTCATGTGAATGTACTGCATAAAATTCCTCAAGTTTAGCTAGATGGCTAACAAGCTCAGGATGTGGTTGATAGTATTCAGATCTTTTATTTGACAGTAAAGGCAAAGTATAAGGAAATACTTGTTCTAGCTGCTCCATGTCCACATCATATTGAGGTTCATAAGAAACAAAAGATGCTCCAAGTTTTTTAGCTACCTCTCGTGAAATTTCACACCCAACATATGATCTATCTTTGTTAAAGAAATGATAAGCTTCTACTTCTTCAAAATATCTTTGCAAAGCTAAAGGATAAGTTTTGTAGTTTTCTTTATTAAAAATAGTAGAAGTGAATACAGGTATATTGCCACCAGTTGGTTCTCTAAATATTGCAGTTTTCATTTTTTCTTCGATAAACGATTCAAAATCTAGCCAATTATCTAGTTGGTCGACAAATGCTTTGTATTTTTTAGCTACACCTTTAATTTCAGGCATGTCTTCACCTATCCGTACAAGTAAATTGTAGGCTATACAATAGTCTTCAAAATCTTTAGTACCTGACATGATAGGAGTAGTGTGTTTAAGATTAACACATAAATAATTAGTTTCAGTGATTGACTCTTCGTCCATTTTTCCACTTTTATAGACAATTCCGTCAGATATCTCACTAGCATAAAAACCTTCACGAGGAGCAATATCTTTAATTTCTCCCTGGTATCCATCCTGTTCTACAATTTCTGAAGCTAGCTGGTAAGAAAGTCCCATAGTATCTAAGAAATCTTTAGCTGCTTGAACTGACTCGTCTATATCTGTTTTTGAAGCTCTTTGCCAAGTTATTAAGTTTTGGCCGCTAAAATGCTCATTAAGAATTGATCTAAATTTTGATTTAAGGTCAATAATAACATGTTTAGCAAAAAAGAAATCTTGCCAGCTTTGAGGGTTTAAGCTGTCTAAAGGTTTAGCTGTTTTGTAATAAGAGCTCTTATAAGCTAACGTCAAAGAATCTCCAGTCAAGCTATGAAACGTTGGTGTCATATGAAGATACTGAAAAGTTGGAGCAGCACCTGTGGTTGCATAATATGAACCTCTGTGACCAAATAGTGATTTATAATTTGCTGATATAAATGGTGTTGGGTCAATTTCTTCTGCAACTTTTCTTGGTGCTGCACGAACTAAACTTCCATAAGTTTTCATTAGTTCATAGTCATTTTCAGCTAAAGCTAGGGCGTTATTAGCTTCTTCTACATACTCAAGTCGAATACGTTCAAAAGCATTGTTTAGATACTCTACTGTTTGTTTATTTAAGGAAAGAGTTTCTCTACCCGGGTTGAAAGTAACTGCACCAGGTTCAGCTTTAATTACTAGACCTTCAAAACTATGGTTTTCTACTTCTCTGCTGTGGGGAATCTCATACGCAACTTGTGACATTACTACAAAATTACTTCTGTAATAACCCCCAGTAGTATTTTTAGTAATAAACCAATCGTCAGAAATATGCTCACTGATATCTAGTTCAACATTGATATCTAGATTAAGGTTTGGTTTATGGTCAAAGTACTTGTATAAATTTTCTGCACGACTAACATAACTATTAATATCATTGTAGTCTACTGTAACAGAAAGCTTAAGGCCATTAGGTTCTGTAGTTGGTTGATTACCAAGATTCATTGTTACAGGAACACCATCTTTCATACTAATTGCGTAAGAATAATGAGTGTTGTTGTAAAAAGATTCTACAGTAAAAGCATCAGCTACGGCTAAGCCAGCCATACGACCAATGCCTAATGTACCATTGTATGCATTAGAATTACGTTTTGTAGACGCACCTAAGTTACTAAACAAGCCTACAATATCTTCAGGAGGAAGACCTGTACCATAATCACGTACAAAAAATACAGGTTCTTCTGCAGTTGGTAGATGCACATCAAAGTTTATAGGTTTGTTTGCTGCAATACATGCATCACAAGCATTAGTAGACCACTCTCGCATTACTGCAAGAGTAGGGTCATTGTAAACATTTGAAGTAAGCATTTGAAACATTGATTCATTTACTTCAATACTAAAACCAGTAGTTTCGACATCACCAGTAACGTCTTTAACGCTATTTTTGTAGTCTTTTTGAATCATGGTAATTTCCTTTAGTCTAAAATAGTCGCCGGCCTTGATCCTTAAGTTTTTCAAGTCTCTCTTCAGGCATAGGCGAATCCCAATAAGTATTAACATCTTCAAGAAGCTGCAATACTTCACTTTGTGTTGCCCCTAAGTCTTGCGCATGACGCATCATACGATACATATTACGAGAGCCTTCACCAAACCTAGCTTCGAAAGCATATTCAAATGTGGTTGTTGGATCATTAAGTTGGGCACGTTTTTGTCCTGTAGACATAACTCTACTTTGTGATTCTTTGTCTGCAGCTTTATCTTTGGCATACATTAAGTAATCACGAGTTTCTATAGGACTAGCGTCCAAATTACTGTAAACAGTACGTCCACCGTAAGAATAGAAAATCTGTGCCTGAGGCAATGGATCTGCTCTAAGGCCTAGGTCATCTGCAATCTTAAGATAGAAATGTTTCCAGGTAATAGGATCTAAATGCACTTCTGAATCAAGTTCTAGAAGAACACGAAACTTAAATGCATTATTGTTATCACTAGTCAAAGCAATATGATGGTTAATATCACCTAGCATCATATGAGCTTCTTCTGCTGATAACGGAGAATCATCAATATCAAGAACAACCCATTTGGTACCAGACTCCAGATTTTCTTTACGCCGTACACCATCTTTAAATTTAAAGGGTGAATATGCGTAATCATGTGCAAGCAGATCAGGTAGATCAGCAAATGTAGTACTAGCACAATCAAATCCGTAATTAACCGTTGTAGCTATGTCGTGTTTAGCTTGACGTACTTTATCAAAGTCGTTAACAGCAATAGCCTCATTTAGAGTTGTGCAATCAATTTCTTTGTAAGTAACGTTAATTACATCAGTTTTAATAACTGGTTCGTATTGAATAGCAGCTCCATCATTAATTATGGAGTAAACAGAATTACGATCATAACCGGCGCAAAGAGCTACCATTTCTTTAAGTTTAGTATTAGAAACGTTATTCATAAAACCTTGTTTTTTTAGATCGTGAGTACTGATATCAGCTACACCGTCTACAAGAGTTTTAGTATGAAAAAAGTCTACAAGAAGTTCGTGAGGTGACTTATTTAAATCACGCTCAAATACTTCCATGTCTTTATCTAGGATTTCGCAAAAACGAATTGCTTCAATGTACACTTCTGGAGTAATTTCATCTGTGCAATTCATAATAGTGAAAGCGCCAGCTAGTTTAAGGGCTTTCCACTGCAAATGTCTGCGAATAAGCGCGTATGTTGATTCTTGATTAGGCATAAGATCTGCCCAATCATTGTTGTAACGTTTGTAGGTTTTGTATAATTTTTCTACTTCTTTACTAACAGTAATGGGAGTACCTTGTTTTTTAAGGTTATGCTCTGCAATTGTATGCGTTTGCATATCCATACCAATACGAGCTTTTTTAGACTCATTTTCAATTTCTTCTTCGTAAGCCCAGAACTCATCTAGGCTATCAAATACCTGTTCTTCTATTTTATCTGGGGCATAACAAAAGAAACTGCGTCGCGCTAGTTTA